ATTTTTCATTTGTTTCTTAGCTACCTTTCTAGCAGCCCATAATTTTTTAAGCATTTTTGGAAGTAGTCCTTCTACATTTTGTGCGAACTTGTAGTCACCTGCTTCCCATTTTTTATGTAAATATTTAACACCCTTTATATTGTCATACTTTTCTTTCATTAAAAAAGTTGAAAAGCAAAGATTGTGAGCAATCATAATAGAAGGATACAGACTTGCAAAATCCAGACCTGCAACTGGTTCAAAATAAGCTCCTCTTTCAGCACTAAGGACAGTAGCTCCAACAAATTTATCTTGTTCGATATTCTTTTTCTTTTTTTCTAATGTAGGAACTAAGAAACCGTCTTTTCCTCCTTCATATACTAACTGACTGAAAACTTTAATTTGTTGACCTCTAACAATAAGCCAAAAAACAGGGACACGAGTAATCTTAGCCATTTCTAGGAGATTAGGAAGAATACTCAATCGTTTCATTAATCGTAAAGGTAGAGCAGTATCCTGAGCACAATAGTCTGCTACCACTGCTCTTTCTGATGAAGTACCTTCTGGTCCAGCCATTCTGAAAATCATTTCAGGAGTAACATCGTGTTTCTTGTCACCTAAGAAAACACTGGCTACATTGTCTAGTTTGTAACTAGTAAGTTTGTGTTCTCTTCTTACTATATGTAAGAGGTCTATTTGTCCTACACCATGCATATCAAGATAAATGAATTCGTTGTGACCGTAAGCATTACTACTCATTTGTTTTTCTGCCATCTTGGAGGGAACATGAATTAGTCTACTTAATTCTGTGAAAACATCTTCGCATCCTACTTTAACTGCTCTTTTCCAAAGATACACCCAATCAAAACCGAATATATTGTAACCTATTAGTTGATCAGGGTCAGTTGCTTTTATTAACTCACACCAAGCTTCTAAAACTTCTGCTTCTGTGTCGTAGTATTCTACTATAACTCCCTCGATAGGATCACATGGACCTAATGTTATAACATGTTTTACAATTTCAGGGTCACCTTCCTTTTGAAAGGAACTCCCAATTTGAATAACAGCATCACCTTTAATAGTAGGGTCAGGAAATTTCTTAGGGCGAGTACTCATACATTCAATATCAAAACTAAGGGTTACCATGGGGGCTATATCTTCTTTATCATAAGGAAGGACAAACTTAAAACTAGTTTCTGCATAAATCTGACAACGACTCATAGAAATTTCTGGTATTTGATATTTATTAACTTCTATCCAACCTGCTGTAAGAATATCATTACGATGTACAAAAGTAAGGATGGGGTCTAAATTAGCGTTATAAAGTTTATTAGTAAGAAGACGGTCTATAGTAAAATTTCCAAATTTGTATTTCTTTTTTCTGAAACCCCATTTGCACCCTGACATAACTTTAAGGTTACTAAAAGACAATTTCAAGAAAGCGAATTTTTTATGATTATTGAAACCATAAACATCTTTTCTGAATAGAAGTTTACACCCAGTAAGGTATTTTCCTTTTTTACCTAATCTTTTCTTTAGTAAACCTTTGAATTGTTTAACCATAAAATCATTCCATTCTTCTCCAGACTTAACTTTAAGGTAGAAGAAGGCTTTAAAATTCTTAATGTTTATACATACAGTATTGCCATCTTGTGTGACTCCAAACATGTAAATTTGAAATTTTTTATCACTATCTTCATCTTCGGAGTCAGCATCATCATCTTGTTTGATATCTCCACTGTACCATTCTCTAACTTGGAACACGATAGGTTTATCTTTATCGATATCTACTTTTTTTCTAATGAATTTATCCATATTAGTAAAGTTAAATTATCTTTATGTAATATTTTTGAAAAATACTGTGTAAGGATAATTATTTAGTAACATTAGCAGGGCAGAAATTGTATTTCGAAGGAGAATATACACCTTGATACACAAATATACCAGTAGAAAATCCAACTATTAAACATGTTAGAATCCATCCTAGTGCAGTTTTAAGAAAAACTTTACAATTTATTCCTCCGCATGTTTTTGGATTTTCAAGAGCTCCTACTCCTACTGTAGCACCTACTTGACAATGTGTGGTAGACAAAGGTATTTTTAAACGACTACCTGTTATTATGACTAAAGCTGATGATAATTCAATAGCAATACCTCGTGATGGAGTAATCTTACACAGTTTCGTACCGATAGCATGTGTTATTTTATAACCGTAAACTAATAAACCAATTGCTATACCTACTCCCCCTAATCCTAATATCCAGTATGCATCTTCATCCATGTCAGTCTTCTTACCTAATTCATCAGACGAATTATAAATAGCCCACATAGCTGCGAATGGTCCAACTGCGTTTGCTACATCATTAGCCCCATGACTGAATGAGTCACATATAGCAGTGAAAATTTGTAAATATTTAAAAGTGTATTCTACTTTGTCATCGAATTGTTCAGCATCATTGTGTAAATCTACTATTCTTTTCATTTCTTTTTTATCTTTAATGTTATACTTTAATTGATTGTCTTCCATTTCATCTTGGACATTAGTCATTTCTATTTCATTATCAAATATCCTTGATACATTCTTCTTAATCATTGGTACAAATGGAATAGTACATACAGCTGATAAAACCCCTGCTCCTAAAGAAACACTTACCGCAATATAAGCAGGTGTTTTGTGTAAACCTAAACCTTTTGCACCTTTATAAATTATGAAAAAAGTATTAATACAAATAGTGGAACCTATTAGTATTGGATAAGTCCAATTAATACGATTAGTTTCAAATGGATGTCTTAATACAAATTTTCTCATAGTAGAGAATAAACTAGATGCGATTAAAGCTGAAAATAATGGTGATAGTACCCAAGAAAGAACTATTCCACCTACTCCTCCGACAAATGGGAATGTTTCTAAAGGTTTATACCATATAACACAATCAGGTCCTCCTAAGACAATAGCCATACCAATCATACCACCAACACATGAATGGGTAGTAGAAACAGGCATTTCTAAATAACTAGCTAAGAATAACCACAATCCAACAGATAATGAAACCCACATACAACCATACATTAAAAGATCGGGTTGGTGTTCAAAGCATTTATAATCAGCTATACCTTTTCTAATAGTTTCTGTTACATGAGAACCCATAAGGATTGCACCTGTAGTTTCGAATATAGTAGCTAAAACTACTGCTTGTTTTATAGTTAATGATTTAGAACCAATTGACGTCGCATAAGCATTAGCTACGTCGTTGGCACCAATTCCCATTGCAGCGAAGAAAGAAAATAATCCACCTACTACTATTATCCAAGTATACATTTAATAATATTACGAAAATATCTTTAAATGTATTCTTAATTTTATTTAACATCACTAGGAGTCAATCGATAAGCCCAATGTTGTAAACCTTGACGTATGACTGGGCTGACTTTATAATCATTGTATTTAGTTTTCTTTTTTTTAATCATGTTGACTATCCTCCTTTTAAAACGACCTTTTGGACCAGCGAATCGTAGCCAACGTTTAATTTGTCTTTCATCATCTGGAGTACGTCTTCCTTCATAAAATCGACAGTACCATTGAACCCATCCATAAGGATCTTGTTGTCTCATCCAACCTTTTTGTTCCCAAAAGCGTAGACTAGTTCCGCTTTTAACACCGTAATTATTGATAGAAAGGTCACAATCTGGACTGGTTAACCAATCATTGGGAATTCCTTTCCACCAACTCTTTGGAAATTCTTTATGTTTATTTTTATAACTTTTCCCCGTTACTTTACTAGTGATAGGTCTCCAATAAGTTCCACCGAAACTTCCTAATAAAAACATTTGTCTAGGGGTGAGGTTGGGCTTGAACTCCGGGTAATCTTTAAAACGAATAATTTTGGTTCTAACCTTTTTGTTATTCATTTTAATAATTACTTAGAAAAAATAATAAGAAATTTACCTAACTTTACAGCTTTATTATCATAGGCACATCCCAGCGGTTACACATTTACCCTTTTTTCGACAATATGTTGTCCCTAGTCTACAATCTTCAACGCATTTTTTCTTGTTCAAATATGAAGATCCGTATTTCCTATATGTCTCACCTTCAGGACATTCACATTCACCTTTAGAATTGTTCCAAAATCGACCATTATTACATCTATCTTTACATACATTCTTATCATTATCCCAATATTTATTTAGATCTTGTTCACATGCAGCTTTTATTCTTAAAACACCACAATTATCATTCCATTCTACTGGATAATTTTCATTATCTATAGATATTGTCGTATCTATATAAGCATAACTTATGTAGACAGAAATACACAATACCACAAATAACATAAAATACCAAGCCCCTTTTTTTACCATACTGTAATCTTTTTTATATCTAACATAGACAATCCAAATTATAAGAACTAATGATACGATTATAGAACATATTGCTGCTAAAATCGAACCAGCTTTATTTTTCTTAGACCATTTTAGATATTTCTTTCTTTTACAATTTGCTGATACGCAACAACCACCGTAAAATGAGTCGTCACAATTATTATCATCACCTTCTTTATCATATTTATCATAACAACCATTATCCCATGTTTTACATATATTACTTTCACACCTGCCTTTTTTTGCATTTTCAATGAATTTATCATCTTCGTCTTTCTCTGCTTGTATATCTGCTGCTTTTGCTTTTGCTACTTCTCCATCCCACCAACTCTTAAATTCCAGTTTTTCTTCATCGGTAGCAGGAAGATATGCTTGAGTATTCTGACTTGTTAAAGAATCTTTTATTTTTCCCCAATCGTTATCAGCAATAACAACTGGATCACCCTCTAATTTGTTTCCAACTTTTGTAATAGGTAAAAAGTATATTTTTACACCATTTATTATAATTCGAAAAATTTTTCTTAAAAATCTTTCAGGTGCCTTAACTCCTATTTTTAGTTTTTTTTTAGAATCATTTGATTCAGCAAGAGTAATTATTGCATCAAAAGGAAAACCTATCCCTCTAAAAGTATTCAATTTTTCATCTTCACTTTTAAAATAATTTTCCAACTGCTCCTTGTCTTCATCTTCTTTCTTGATAAGATTTACGAATAACAAAGATGGGTCTTCTTCTGTTGCTTTAATTAACTTTGTAGTCTTTTCTTCTATTTCTTTAATAACGTCTTTATTAACTAACATAGTTTTTGAACGAAATTGATCACTCCCACCAGTAGGGTTACTTTCAATTTTAATATATAATGTTTCACTGAGAGATTCAACCTTAAAATATCTTCCTACTAAGTCTAAGGCATCATATTCGTTCTTCTTTGAATACATCCCTGTAACAGAAAATTGACTTTCTTTTGAAAGTGCATCTTCTGGTGAATTTTTATATTTTTTTTCGTCCACATTTACGTATAAAGCCCACTTAGTAACATCCTCTGGTTTTGTTACATCTCCAAAATATTCTTTAATGCATCTTCTTACTCGGTTGTCCACTGTGAGATTTACTTCTCCTAAACCTATTGGACTTCCTAATATTTCTTTCATTACTATTAACGTAGAAAATTATTCTATTAAAAATCGTCATCCTCTTCAATAGTGTACACGATTTCTTCATTGTCAAATCCAGACAATTGGTACTCCGAAACTCTTTTCTCAAAGAAATTGGTTTTACCGTCCAAACCTATTTGTTCCATAAAGTCAAAAGGACATTTACTACCATAAATTTTATCAAACCCTAGTTGTTGTACTAAACGGTCAGCAACAAATTCAATGTACTCACTCATAAGAACTTTATTCATTCCTATAAGATCACATGGAATGGAATCACAAATGAATTCTTTTTCAATAGTAACAGCTTCTTTAACGATAGTATACACAGTTTCTTGAGTAGGTTTATTCTTCAATTTTTTGTACAATAGTACAGCAAATTGAGTGTGTAATCCTTCATCCCTAGCGATGAGTTCGTTACTGTGTCCTAAGGCTTTTACCATTTTACCTTTACTCTTCAACCAAAATATACTACAAAATGCACCTGAAAAGAAAATTCCTTCCACAACAGCAAAAGCAATAAGACGGTTAACGAAAGGTTGTTCGCTACTAATCCATTTCATAGCCCAACTAGCTTTCTTTTTAATACTTTCAAAGTTTTCGATAGCATTGAAAAGTTCTTTCTTTTCTTGTTTATCCTTTATTAATGTATCGATAAGGAGAGCATAAGTCTCACTATGAATTTGTTCCATGGCTGCTTGGAAAGTGTAAAAGGCTCTAGCCTCACTAATTTTAACTTCATTACAAAAATTAGTTACGAGATTTTCTATAACTATTCCGTCACTTCCTGCAAAGAATGCAAGTATCCTTTTAATGAAGAATCTTTCATCTTCGGAAAGACTTTCCCAATCGTTTTTATCGGCTGGATAATCAATCTCCTCTGCAACCCAAAACATTTTTTGGTGGTATTTGTACATGTCCCACAGGTCCTGGTAAGCGGCGTTAACAGGTAGAACAACGAAACGGTCAATTTCTTCTTTGAGAACTGGTTCGGTCATGTATAAATACAGTAAATATTTTTTATGTCATTTTATTTCTTCTTTTTTCTCTTTTTTCTCTTTCTTTTCCTTTTCCCATAGTCTAATAAACCCTCTGAAAGGTATGCTTTACCTTTAGGATAATTATATGGTTTCAAAAGTATTTCATCTGGTTCATACTCTTCTATTACTAATTTTTTCTTATCTCTATCTGTAAAATTTAATTTACTATTGATAAATTTCCATATAATTTTAATGTCTTTTCTTATTTCATCAACTAAGTTTGATTTCTTTTTAGAATTTAGCAGTTTCTCTCCAATATGACATTCTAATATAGATGTTTTTTTACTGTTATAATTTTTAATTGTTACGAAATACTGAATTAAAAAGTATTGGAACATTATTTTTTTCCAGATATTGTTATCAACATTTTTTATGTCTCCTATTATATGTTTTTCTATACCGTCATCTTTATAAAATTTTTTATCCATATATTTAAATTTATAAACTTTTCCGTCTGATAGTTTAATACTAACGGTTGGTTCTGAAACTTGTACAATATTCCCTTTCCTTAATATAACGTTGTTGCTACTATAATCTCCTTTTTCTAATTCTTCAAAAACTAATTTACTTTCTTCGGGTGTTAGTGCACCTGGTTTTATAGAAGATCTGAATGCTACTTTGTCTTCTCTTCTTCCTTCTTTAGTATTTATTCTTATACCATAGCCTATAGCATAACAAAAAGCAGTATACCATGGATCTATATCAAGACTCATCATAATATGTGAAGCCATGACATCTTTATGGTCAAACTTATGACTTGCTAGGAAAAAATGTTGACCTCTATCTGTATTAAATTTGACGAAAGTCATGTTATTAGCATTAGAAAATTTAATTAATTTTTTAATACCGTCATTAAAGTTAGGTTCTTTATAATCATAGTCTAACATCATTATATCTTTGTATATTAAAGCTATCATTTTGTTTCTAAAGTCGAATGTAGTATAGTATTCCCAATTTCTTATAGGTCTAGTGTTATCGTTTGATAAAAATTTATCATCTTGTTCAGGATTAAAATAGAAAACTGTTTTAAGATTAGGTCCGTCTTTATAATATTCAGACATAGAAACATTTCTTATATAATGAATCCAGCAATTATTAGTATTAGACATGTTTGGTAAATATTTTTTAATTTTTTCTCTAAAAGGACTTTCTTTTGTATTCGAGTGTTTATTAATTTTAGACAATAGATTTCTATGTTTACTGTACCAAATAGGATATCTAACAAAACTTAAATGGTCTTTTCCTGTACTTCCGAATCTTCTTTTTCTGATTATTTTTTTTTTAACGACTTTTTTTTTCTTACGTTTACACTGTGCTTTAAGAACTTTAATACTTTTGTAAACCCTCTTTCCGTTACGTTTAACAGTTAAACGCACTCCGAGACGTTTGCATAACCTTTTCAATACTTTTCCAGGTTTACTCATTAATAGTATACCAAGAAAATTATTTTTTTCTTTTCTTTTTTTTCTTCTTTTTCTTCTTCTTACTAGGTTTTTTCAAGAGAAAGTATAAAGAACCCCCACCAAGTGCTAAGAGTACTAATACAATTAGTTTAATAAAAGCATCAGTATTTCCATTATTATTTGTACCATCTAGAAAGTTTCGTGAAGATATAAGAATTTTTTTTATGTCACCACGTGTCATATTACTTCTTGATTGAGCTCCATTTCCATCTAAAAAAGAAAGTTGATCATTACTATAAACTTCATCATTTTCCATCATACCAATATCCAAGAAAATTATTCTAAAAAAATTAACTTCCACACATTAAACATTCTTGCTCTTCTTCTTCTTCAGCTTTAATTTTTTGTTCCATCGAATGGTCAATAGTAAAGTTTTGAGCATTCTTAACGGATTTTGCACGAATGTAGTAACTACCTGTTTTAAGACCTTTTTTCCAACCGTAAAAATGAACTTTTGTCAATAACTGTGGAGTAGGATTTTTCAAGTGAATGTTCAGACTTTGACTTTGACAAATGAAACGACCTCTATCAGCAGCCATTTCTATAATGGTTTTCTGTTTGATGTCCCAAGAAGTTTTGAATACTTTTCTTATTTCTTCAGGTAGCGTCTTCATGTTTTGTACTGAACCTCTTTCTTTAATTAAACGATATTTAGTGACTTCTGACCACATCCCCATATTGACTAATTTTTTCAATAAACGATGATTAACAACTGTAAATTCACCAGCTAATGTTCTCCTGGTATAAGCATTACTAGTGAAGGGTTCAAAACATTCATTACATCCTAAGATTTGAGAAGTAGACGCGGTAGGCATAGGAGCTACTAGGAGACTGTTACGAATTCCGTGTTTTTTTATGGACTCTTTTAGTCCTTTCCAATCCCATCCATTCTTTCTGAATTGAGTTTCTCCTTTCCACATATCAAATTGAAGAATACCTTTACTTGCTGGACTACCTTTGAATGTTTCGTAAGGACCTTGTTCTTTAGACAATTCATTACTCATTTCTAAGGAAGAATAATAGATTGTTTCGAATATTTCTTTGTTTAGTCTTCTTGCTTTTTCTCCTTCGAAATCGTAGTGTAATTCTGCGAACAAGTCGGCTAAACCTTGTACACCAATACCAATAGGTCTATGACGCATATTACTCCTCTTAGTTTCAGGTACAGGGTAAAAGTTTATGTCAATAATCTTATTAAGGTTCTTAACTATGGTATGAACGACACTTCTTAATTTTTTGTGGTCGAATACAGGAAGGTATTGGTCTTTTAATTCACTATAACCTCCTATTCTTATATTATTAATAAAAATTTGCGGCACAGTAGTGATTTCTTTACCTTCTTTGTCTAGGATATCCTTGAAGAACAATTGACGAAGATGGTTATCATCTACTGATATTTCTTCATAATCAATATTCCTTTCTTTAAAGAAAGCTTTCGTCAGTAAACAATAATTACAATTCTTTTTAGAATAAATTTTAACACTACCTTTTAAAGAAGGATGTTTCAAATACATAGGTAAAGCTATACTTGCTAAATTACACACAGCGTACTCTTTACTGTCACTGTATTCGATTATTTCACATTGAGAAGTTATTATACCATTGAAAATACCTGCATGTCTTTTCTTTTCAGTAAAACAATAAGTTTTAGATACTTCTCCTTTATCGATTATCTTATTAATCTTAACAAATTGTGTTGCATTTCTTTGGGGTTGATGTTTTTTTATAGTTAATCTTTTAGAAGAAAATCCTAATTGAACTAATCGTTGTAAATCATTTGAGCCTACTAACAGTCTGTAGAGAGTTTTACAATTGTATAACTGTTTACTTCCTTTCCCATTAGGAAGAAGAGTCTCTCTTTCATTCATGTTTAGTGTAACTTTACTTGCTACTCCACATGTTTGTAACATTAGTTTAATCTTTAGCAGAAATTCTTTATGTATACATGAAATTTGTAAAGACTGATTATCACCATTGATTGCTATGGTTCCATCAGCGTCACAGTATCCAGAAAACCATCCTAGTTTACTCTTTAATGAATAATTCATCGGAACAAAGAACTTTTCTTTTAAATTTGGATTAAGAGTAACATTTAGTTTTCCTTTTTTTTCTTGTCCTGTTGAAACATAATCAAGGTGAGGAAGAAGTTTTATTTTTTCTTGATACAAAGAAACCATTGGTTTTGGGGTATAACAAGTACCTTGACATTTATCATTGATTTCAGAACCTTGTTGTAAAGTAATGTGTCTCTTACAATACGACTTGTTCTCTAATGCTTTATAGTCGCAATTTTTTTCAGAATCCTTTGAGAATACATTAGAATAAGTACCGTCTCCGCTAAAGAATCCATTAGTATATGAACTTTCTAATATTTTTTCATTATCGATTACTGGATAATCACATTTGATTAGTTTCATTCCTGTTTTTAAATGCTGCGCTTCAATCAGTTTAACATTTTTACTTTTGATGATATCTTGTTTCATATTGAAAGTGGGATATTTTTCTTGAATGTAAAATTTATGATATTTAGTACAATTAAGTTCTGAACCATCTGATAAATGAATGTTTAGCAGTTCAGCACTATCATTTGTTTGTTTTACAGTAACTTCACTAAATTCTTTACCGTTCCAAACATTAACGATTTTGTCCTCTAAAGTTTCAATAACTTCGTGTCCCTTATCCGTTAATAGCAATGTATCTCCTCTTACACAGCATAAATTGCTACTCTTTATAGTGCCTAAATTTTTCTGATTTGATTTTTTGTTACACGGATCTTTGTAAAGCATGTAAGGAGTACCAGTTTCAATTTGAGTTCCTAAAATATGTGACCATAATTCTTGTGCTTTAATTTGTTTCATATACATACCTTTTGACTCGTATTCAATGTATAATTTTTCAAATTCATCACCATAAACATCATTTAAATTTCTACAACGGTCAGGACACATAAGGGACCACATTCCATTAGATTCAACTCTTTTCATGAAAAGATCAGAAACCCAAAGAGCATAAAAAAGGTCTCTTGCTCTTTCTTCTTCTCCTCCATGATTCTTTTTAGCATCCAAAAATTCAAAAATATCACCGTGCCAGTCAGGTAAGTACATAGCAAAACTACCGTTTCTTTTACCAGATTGATTAATATAACGAGCAGTATGATTATAGACCTTAAGCATAGGAAGAATACCATCACTGTAACCACCTGTTTTTCTAATAAAACTGTTTCTACAACGAATGTTACCTATATGTAGACCAATCCCACCAGCCCATTTAGAAATCATAGCAGTATCACTTATAGTCTTGTAAATACCTTCAACTGAATCATCAGTCCCCATTAAAAAACAACTACTCATTTGAGGACGAGGTGTCCCTGAATGAAAAAGAGTAGGAGTAGCATGAGTAAAGTATTTTTGAGACATAAGGTTGTATGTATCTTTAGTACAATCTTTATCACAACCATGAATACCAAGGGCTACTCTCATCCACATGTATTGTGGAGTTTCTTGTATTTTTTTGTCGGTTCTTAAAAGATATGAGCGTTCTAATGTTTTAAACCCAAAGTAATCGATAAGGTAATCTCTTTTAGGCTTTAAAGTTTTTTCAATCCAATCTTTATTTTCTGGATTTTGAGAAAACTCCCAAACTTCTTTTGATACTAAAGGGGAATGATTTTTATGTACGTCAAGATGATTGTAAAGATTATTCATTGCTTCTGAAAAACTTTGACGTACATTTTTTTGATGATTATTAATGGCTATTCTAGAACCTAATGTTCCCCAATCAGGATGTTCTAATGATAAATTCATACAAATATTAGCAGTAAGTTCATCAAGTTCTATTGTGGTAATACCATCTCTAATCATACTACATACTTTTGTAGAAATTATGATAGGATCTATAACATTTGACTCTAAATTGTAACATAATTTTTTAATTCTTGAAGTTATTTTATCAAGAACAATATCTTCAGATTCTCCTTTTCTGTTAATGATCCTCATTATAATATAAAAGATATATTTATTTTTAAGTTAGTTCAAAATTAAAAATGCTGTCTTTTAAATTACTCAAACGAACACTCCAATCATGAGTCCAATCTGATATATGTAATGCATTTGACGAACGATCAACTATGTTAATAATTTGCATAGATGCTTCTTTGTCATGTTCTCCAGGAACAAGTCTTTCAAGTATATGATGTTTGATAAGACTAAAGTTTTCATTAAATACTGGTATTTCTGGTGTAATAAAAGCAAGATAGGAAAAAAGAATATACCATAAAGAACTTCTTCTTCTAATATTCGAAAAAGATTTCTTACATCTATTTTTAAAATCTGTAAAATTTGTAGACATTTTTCCACCAAGCATATCTAACATATCTTGTGTTATTTTCATTTCTGCATTAGTATGTTGTGGATCTTCACCAAGAATGTAAGAAAAATCTATGTGTATAAGTTCTCCTTCTTTATTAATAAGAATGTTTTCAAGATGTCTATCTCCTACACCTAAGACGTAACAAAGAACACAGCTAGATACACATGTAGTGATAAATCTTTCTCTAATATCTTTGATAGTTTTATGAGGATTGAAATCGAGTATATAATTCTGTAATGTGGATTCATAATTATTTTTAACCTCGTAAAGAGTGGAAGATTGTTCAACCATTTCAATCCAACCTATTTTATCATTAACCGGAAAAACATTGTACGTCACAATATCTACTAAACCATTACATATAAAATTAATGAAACAAGAGACAATCATAGTAAGTCTATCTTTTCTTACATCTTCATTTTTAATAAGAATATTAACTACTCTTTCTAAATCATGAACAGAACCTTCTTCTTCTACAATCATGGGTATTTTCCAAGGCTTTGTGTAAGAATTAAAACGAATTATACAATCATATACTATTCCTGTACAGATATATTTATAATTCCATGGTAATCTAACCCATTCATTTATTTTAAAGAAATTATTAAAACAATTTTCCCATTCTTTCATAGTGTAACTTTCGTTAGTAGCTATATGTACTAATTGTATAAAATTATCAGTTTTAGCTATTTCTTTTTTAATGATTGGGTCTAATATTTTAATATAATTAGTAAAAATTTTATAAAGATCTATTTCTGTTTGTTTATTATTCATTTGACATTTTATTTCAAAATAGTATGCAAAAGAAAATGTAAAATCTTCCTTAGCAAAAGGAAAAAGTAGATTATAAGCTATTTCGTTATACCTCTTAGAAAGTTCAACAAACCATGGAATAAGAAGTATAATAACATTTCTATTGACTAATTGTAATTGTTTTATAATCCAATTTCTACAAAAAGGGTCATCTTTAGTAGGACTTCTATAAAGCATTTCTAGCAATTCTTCTATTTTAGGCACAGATTCGCATTGTCTTTTACATAGCAAATTATTACATGAGAAATTTTTGTTATAATTATATTTTTCTATTAGATTTCTGATATCTTTTTTTTCGCTACACATTAATAATTTTTGAAAAAGGTGAAAATGACCTGAAAATTCATATTCATGATTAATTATGAATTTTTTTTCTAAAGTTTGAATTTTTTGACAAGGTAACTTATATTGAATATTTTTATAACTAGACATAACGGTATTAATAGATTTACACCATTCTTTACAAACAAGACGAAAATTATATATTTCTATAATTGACAAAGGTATATTAGAAAATATATGTATGTATAACTTTGAATTTTTAATGAAATTTACTATTTTAAAACATTCTGTACATAATCTTTTTTCTTCAGTTTCCCAATGAAAATAAGATTTATTTTGAGGAGATAGACTATTATTTAATATAGAAGGTATAGTACTCCTACCTGATGAACAATTATTACAAAAAACTCTTCCACACATTCTACAATGGTGTTTACGATTTAATATAGAAAAATTAATAGCACAATTATAACATTTAGTAACGTTTTCACTAGGTATCCATATAACAGGTGTAGTTTTAGGAATAGCAATGTCAGAAATATTTTTTTTGTCATTGAAATACATTGACATACTCATATCCCTTTTCATTACTAATAAACAACATAAAATTATTTAAAAAAAGATTAACATGATTTATACAATGGGTATAAAAGGACTCACGCAACTTTTAAAAAAAAAGAATGCTTATAATGTAGTTGAAAAGCATCTTTCAAAATACAAGGGGAAGACTATTGCTATAGATACAAGTATACTTCTTTATAAATACCGGTATGGTTCGGGTAATGATCAGTTGTCTCATATTTATGGTATTTTAGGGAGATGTATGTCTTTTTTAAGCAATGGAGTTATTCCTATTTTTGTTCATGATGGAGAACCTCCAGAAGAAAAAAGTGAAGTTCTTTCAAAAAGGACTGATCAAAGAACGAAATTAAAGAATAAAATTGAAAATTTAAAAATGCAAATAAGGGACTATACAACTGATAGTGATAGTGAAGATGATGGTCTTGGAAAACTTAAGGTTAATCTTTCAAAATTAGAAAAACAAGTAGTTAATGTATCACAAACACATAGAAAAGAAATTTTTTATTTGTTAAAATTATTGGGTCTACCTAACTTCGTAGCATCCGGGGAAGGAGAATCGAGTTGCGTAGAATTACAAAAAAGAGGAATAGCTGATTATGTATATTCTGAAGATATGGATGTACTTACTTTTGGATGTACAAAGTTTTTAAGATGTTCAAACAAAAAAGATTATTATGTAGAAATATCATTGAATGATATCTTAGATAATTTAAAAATGAATAAAGATGAATTCATAGACCTTTGTATTCTTTGTGGATGCGATTATACTTGTACTATACCTAGGGTTGGTATGATGACATCTTTTAATCTTATTAGTAAATATCGTACTATTGATGGTATAATACAAAATGTTGATAAATACACTATACCTGAAGATTTTAAATATGAAAAAGCTAGAGAACTTTTTAATCAAGAAGTAATAATACCAGATATTTCTTTCGGAGTAGAAAAAATGGAAGAAGAAAATCTGAAAAAATTTTTATTGGAAGAAAAGAATATGTCTGAAAAATTTGTAAACAGATATATTCAAAATTTTAATAAAGTTACACGAAAATTTAGAGTAAATACGGTTAAAAATTATTTTAAATAAGTATTATTTAGTTTTTTAATATATTAAGATTAATTAAATGAATCAAGTACAAAACTTGTTAATTAATCTTAAAGTATTATCACAAATAGGACCTGGTGATAAAATAAACACCAAAGAAAAAAATATAGAAATAGACAATAATAACTGGGGACAATCACTAAGGAGAACTTATAGAGGGGACGATAGAAAATTAACGTTTGACATGATCAATAATTTAATTACTACTTTAACTTTGATTATACAAAAATCTTTAGAAGGAGATGCTAATGAATATATTGAAGAAAAATCTGTACATATGACTAATCAAGAATTACTAAAAGAAGTTCATAAAGAATTAGAAGGAGTTAGAAAGGGATTAGAAAATTTAAGGGAAACTTATTTTCAAGATGCTACTCTTGCGTCTAAAATGGAATTATGTATAGGAACAGTTCAACGTCAAATAACTTCAATTGAAAATTATTTTAAAAAAAAAAATAATAATTATTGAAAAATTATTTTGTTGAGTATAGTTATAATGAGTGACGTTGATAGTGTTTTAAGTTTATTGTTCGGTAAAAGAAGAAGAGCAAAAAAGAGATCTGCTAAAAAGAGCAGTTTCGGTAAGAAAAGAAAATTTGGTAGAAAATCCACCAAAAAACCTGCTAAAAAAGCAAAGAAAGTTCCACTTGCTTTAAGAAGAAAATGCAAAAAATGTGGTGTTAAATTAACTGTTAAAAGAGGAAGTAAAAGAGTAGCAAAAAGTGAAAAACTTTTGAAAAAACAACTTGCTAAAAAAATGAAAATGATGAAGAAAAAGAAAGCAGCTGCAAAGAAGAAAGCTACAAGAAAAAGCAAATTAGGTAAAAAAAGAAGAAAAAGAAGAAAAACAAAAAGAAAGAGAAAGAAAACTAAAAGAAAGAGAAAGAGAAAGAGAACTGTAAAAAGAAGAAGAAGAAGAAGTGGTTACGGTGCAAGTAAAGGAAGAAGTTCTTTAGGTATGGGTCCTTATCCAGGTTCTTTGATGATGAAGACTCCATATTTCGAATTAATGAAAAAAGTATAAATATTTTGTAAATAAATTTATATAAGACTGATTACGAGTAATCAATTATATTTAAATTTTAATAAATTCTTCGCGTTTAATATTTTCACGAATATTAAGGATTGTCTTTTCTACTGTTAGTAGACTATTTCCATGAGGTTTATCAGTTCTTAATCTAACGGGGATAAAGTTATATCCTTCTTTCTTAATTTCACAATTATATTCTACAACAGTTCCGTTAGGAATGATTTCATTATTTAGTGATATATTTTTAGTAGAACCGAACTTTTTATTCTTCCCGCGATTCCAACAATAAAGGATGTGTTCTTTTTTATTTTTACCAACTTTTATTAAGAAATCTATAGTATGATGTCCTTCTGGTTTCCATTTAAACATAGAATATTGTGTACCTGAACCTATAGGGGTTTTTACTGGATAAAAAACCAATCCATCGTTCGGGATTTTACATTTTTCAATATAGTTGTAAAGACCTTTTATATTATCAAGATTATAAAAAGTTTTAAGGTATGTGTCAAATTGTTTATTATCGGGTTTATAACAATATGTCAAAAGGTTATTTGCTTCTGACCATCTTTCATTAAAAGGTTTATTCATCATATTAAACCCTCCAATTGCTATAGTGTCATGTATAACAAATTTTTTAGGACATAATTCTCCATCGAAAAGTGTACCATGTTCATATATCCAGTCATTACAAAAGTTTTGTTCTACTAGAAACACATCAAAATTTCTATCTATTAAACAACACACGTTATAAATACTTTCTGAAAAATTAATTGTTGTACATGCAAGTAGAAAACGATGACCATCTAATTTAGCACAAACTACATAATTTTCATCTTTGAGAGTTTTGAAGTCTTTTCTTTCTATAGAAACAGGTTGAGGAGCTGGGAATCTTTTTTTTTCTGTCCAAAATGATAAAACAAAATTTTTAATTTGTTTTGTTATATCCTTTTCAAGAATTTTTTTGAGGGTGTAATTTGTCCCAGGATAATCATAATCTTTATAGTCCATTCTATATATTGTAGTATTTGTTCTTTATACCATTTAAAAATATTGTGTTACTATAAGTATGAAACATGAATATATATTAATCATAATTTCACTTTTATTACTTCCTATAGGGATTAAATTAAATAAATCAGGTAACATTATAGGAAAAAAATGTAAAAGATGGGGAAAAATGTTTAAGGATAGAAAAGTCCTTAAAAATATGTGTTCATTAGGTCATCTTATACAAGGGATAATAGCTGGGTATTTGTTGTTAGGAAACAAATATCTTTACGAACTTTTAGGAAGTGTTTGGTATAATAGAATACTCATAACAAGTTCTTTACTTTATCCTTCTTATAATCTAATTAAAAGATACGTCTTTTGTAAAAAATATTTTTGGGATTCAAGTTATTTTATTAATCTATTTGAGTTCGTTTCTGGAATTGTACTAGGTACTGTACTCAGTACAACACAAGAAAGTATTGTTATTAAACCTTTGGTTTATCAAATAATTATAGGAATATTGTTATGTATAAACATAACTAGCTATTTAATATCTATTTCCACTGTTGACGTCCTTACAAACGATAGTAAAGATAAGTAATATTTCTCTTCCATGAAAATTGTAGAAGTCTCCATTCATTTTCCTGAATGATACTTCTAGGCTTTCCATAGAAGCATCAGGTGGGTCAAAAGTATAAATCTTTTTATCAAGATCTCCACCTCTAATAGCTTTTAAGTAAGCTCCACCTTTTTTCAAATTTTTAATACTCCCAGTAGTACTGTTAGCATTAGCATGATTCCTTCCTGTAAGCCACCAATCTGGACTGTTAGCATCAAATATAATCGTACCAAATGCTTTATCCAATTGAGCAGTATTAGATTCAATTCTATCTACAATAGGATTAAAATGCAATGCTATGAAACTACAACTGTCTGTAATATTAGGAGTATTCCTTGCAAGAATACCTCCGTAAAGAGTTCCTGCTGCTGCTTGCTGTGCATTTCCAAAACTCACCTGGTCCATAGAAGGAGGAGATACAACGTCACCTTTGTAATTCTCAGTATGACTACCGAAACCTAATAGTTTAATTGCATTATTATCATTATTAGTACCAGAACCCCATAAAAGTTCTAAGAAATTGTCACCTGCATTATTTCTTCTTATAGCAATTTGATTACATTCGCCACTATTCTTGTTAGTAGTAGCGTAATCACTTCCTGTAATAGCATTTAAATCTGCATTAGAAGTCATCCAACAAAAATAATCACTACCGGCATCAGCTGCTTTTAAAGCTCTTGCTACTTCAGCACATAAACCTTCTCCACTTGTAGCATTATCCCCTGTCTTGTTGAAATCGTATAACCCAGGTCTAAGGACCGCGGTTTTTTCAGCTCCTACTGTTAGTGTTATAGTAGCTCTCTTAGTTGGGCTCCCAGCAGCTGCTTCAAGATTAGCGTGAACAAATGTAGCTCCACTAGTTTCCCAATAACCTCCATCTAAACCACCACCAGCATTATCATCTTTTTTAGTACCGGTATTATAACTACCCCTGGTATATCCAGAACCTGCGTTATTAACAGCAACACCAGTAACGATACCACCTGCTACTGTTACGTCAACTGTCGCTTGTGTCCCAGCTTTGGTAGGTGCACTAATGTTAACTGTATGAGTCCCATCATTTGCATAACCAGAGCCTCCGCTGACTAGTGTTGCTCCAGTAATAGTGCTTCCAATATTGAAGTCAATTTTATTATTACCTGAATGAACATTCCATTCAGTTTTAGGTAGAACCATACCTGTTAATTCTATACTCATCAAATTTTTGAATTTTTGATTAAATTGTACTTTAAAATTACTTGCAGTAGGGTAAATACTTTTGTTCCTTTCACGACTATCTATTTGAAGATGATATTTTGTTGTTTTTAACAAATCTTTTTTATCAGGAGAATAGCCTTCGTTGAAATTTGGTGGAAGATAACTGTGGTAGTTTCCGTTACTCATTATTAATGACAAATATTATTTTTTTAGTATTTAAACTGTTTTAAATCTTTTAAAAAAGCTTCTATATTTTTAGTATAAGCTCTTTTATTTGTTTTACACATACTCATAGGATGTAATGTATAGTTTTTATTACTACATTTTTTTGCTTTTCCTAATTTAATAGATTCATTTGGAAATAATTTTTTCCTCAATAACGCAGAAGTTGGTACTACTTTTGCTTCATAATCACACTCTTTACAATGTTGTTTCATTCCTTTAGAAGATATTTTAAAGGAAACACACTCTTCTTCGTGTACGTCTTGACAATATGTACAAAAATGTTTTTCTGGTATTGCTAAATAGTATCTTTTATACTTAACGATTTTTGTTATAGGGTTATTCCATTCTCTTTCGCAAGCTGTTCTTATAAATCCTTCTATTTGTCTGTAAATAGGATTTTCAGGTTCAATATCCATTTTTTAAAAGGGATTCTTTTTCTTATATCTTAAATTTTCTTTTTAATAGTTTATCTGTTTTTTTAATTTGAGCTGATTGTAACAAATTTATTTTGATACTTTGTCTTCTAATAATACTCTTGAGTTTGAGTCTTTCTTTGTCCCATTCTTTTTTTTCTTCGATTAGTTGATAGTGTTCATTGACGTTACCTCCTACCATTAGGAGTAAATGGGCTTTTTCTTTTTCCCATTTAGCTTTCATTTCTCTATATTGATCTCTGAGATCATTAACAGCTTCTAAATAATCATTTTCATTATTCATTATTACTTTATATGTTAAACATTTTTTTAAGCCTATCATCAACATTCCTAACCATTTTTTGTTTACTTCCTAATTTTTGTATTGGATTTTCTTTCTTTTTTTCGGGGAATAGATGATTTTTTATAACTAAAGGAAGTTTCCACAATCCGTAACCATTAGGTAACACATGACTTTTAAAACTATGGCAAAATCCATGTTTTCTTCCTACCATTGTATCTTTAATACAATGACATTTTTGATACAATCCGTTAGGAGTTATCACAAAATAAATACCACTAGAACTATGACATCTACCTATATTCATACATTTAGCTGGTTGATAATTATTTCTCAATTTAATCCAATAACAATTGTCATTAAGTTTACAAATTTTTTCAAATTGTATTTTCCAAGGGAATTCACTGCTATTAAAAAGCCATGATTCTATTTTATCTAATATTTTAGAACCTGTAGAAGCATAAACATTATTCCAAATTTCATCATCTCCATCATCTTCATATTCTTCAAAAGTGTTGTCTACTTTCTTATCTTCTTTAATTTCAACAGGAGTAATCATCGTACCTCTAGGTGTTCTAACAATAGTTTTTTTGAAAATATCAAGTTTATCTGAATTTTCTTCTACTAAGTTTTTATCAGGATGTGAAAATAAAGGTATGTAAGCTCTTCCTTCATCTTGATACATTGTTTGACCTTTTTTATTTTTTTTTCTTGCCATTTTTCTACTGTATAAAATTCTAATAGTATTATTGCGATAAACACAACTATCATAAACATCATCCCAAGGATTGATACTATCCCTTTCTCCAAAATCTTTCACTAGTCTTTCAACGATTTTATTTCTAAGTTTATTTGCCATCTGGCGCGTAACATAAATATCAGGCCAATAGAGATGAAAACCTGTTTTATAAAGTTTATTACCTCTTTCTATAATAATTTTTGAAGCAGTTCCACAAACTATTACATTATGGGGATGATTGTAAAGTTCATGAATAACTTTTTGAATAGAATAAAGAGCAATTTTAAATTTTTCTTCAGACCAAGCATAGTCTTCTTTTATATCTATGTCCGCAAAAAATCTAAATATATCAGTAGGATATTCCGTTATGTAATATTTATCTCCTGCATTTATACCTTCAATGTATACCTCGTAAAATCTTTCCGTAAGATCTTCGGAAATACTGAGAACTCCTCCATCTAGACACAAGTGTGTGTGCCTAGTTACGCCTTTTTTATGAAAACAATTGTTTGTTGTTAACCATCTTTTAAGAATAGAATCTCTCATCTGGTAATGATGGTGTGTATTTTTTAAGTTATTTAATCAAGAATAAAAATATTTAGTATAAACATAATGTTGAGTGAGAAAAACAAAAGAATGGCTATGATTATAGCTGGTATTATTGTTGCTTATTACGGATTTGGTTTGGCTAAAAAAATAGTATTCTACCTTATAATAGGAGCTCTACTGTTTTATTTTTTAGACCGAGAAAAACCCGAATTAACAGCAGGAATAAAGGAAAAAGGAAAAAAAAAGTTGGACGAGAAAATTTCAGAGGGCATAAGAAAAGCTATAAACGACCAGATGGCGTAATTTACATTAATCTCGACCACAGAAAAGATAGAAAAAAAGACGTACATAGATTTTTAAAAAAAATAGGTTATAAGGATGTTCCTGTTTATAGACTTTCTGCTACTTTAAACAAAAAAAATGGACATATAGGTTGCGCTGACAGTCACATTAGAGCTTTAGAGTATGCTAAAAAGAAAGGTTTAAGGAATGTTCTTATAATGGAAGATGATGTATCTCTTGATTGTTCTCCTGTAAAATTTAATAAAAAAGTGTCTGGTTTTTTAGAAAAATATGGTAATGATTATGACGCTATTACTTTTTTCGGATATTGGAAAAAAGGAATAGTTCCAGTAGATGATAATGTAGGTAGATTTCAAGAAGATGGATATTCAACTACAGCATTAGCTTACATGGTAAATCATAAGGCATACAATGACTTTCTAAGGGTTTTTACAGATGCAAAAATAAAAATGACACAAGAACTTAAAAGTTTTAAAGGTGAAAAGAAGTTTGAAACTCCATATGCTATTGACGTACATTGGAAAACTTTACAACGTGGAAAGAAATTTTATATTTTCAATCCGCACATTGTAAAACCTTCGGGTAGTTACAGTGAAATTATGCTTAAATAAATGGATTATTACTTGGAGGTTCTCTATAATCAGCTAAAGAATCTAGTGCTGCTTGCACTAACCTAGAATTTTTTTTAGTTCTATTCATTCTAACTAAATGTCTAGCTACGTCTTGTCTAGAACCTCCTCTAGATAGAATACCTAGAGCACCTCCACTACTTCTTACTAAGTTATTTAATTCTCTTCTACCTTGTATCCTAGCGTTTCTCTTTAATTCATCATAAAGAAAATTTTTACCAATTCTTCCTCCTTCTTTAGTTAAACCTGATATATTTCCACTTTTAACCATTTGTGTAAATCTACTAGGTTTAGATGCTAAGTATTCTCTATACATAGCAGCTACTTCAACTTGACTGTAACCTTTCCCTGACATTTCTTTTTGAAATTCTTGCCATTCTCCTGCATTTCTTAATCCTTTTGGAACAAATTTCTTTTTTCTATATTTATACATCCTTTTCTTTCTTTTAACAACCTTTTTACGTTTTCTTTTTACAACTTTTTTACGTTTTCTTTTTACAACTTTTTTACGTTTTCTTTTAGCTGGTTTTCTTTTAACTTTTCCAAATGACGTAAGTCTAAATCCCATTTACTTTAAACGTACATATTTTTTTTAAAGAATTCATAAAGAAAAAAGTTAAGACAAGTAAAAGGAATTGTCCTAATAGTATTAAAATAAAATCCTCTGTAAAAACCTTTTATGCCATTTTCTCTAATGACGTAACGACAAATTTCTTGTAAACTTCTATTAGTATTGTCTATTCTTGTAATAGTTCTTATAACTTCATGAGGATAAAAAATAGTATTAGCTATACTTTTACCTATTACACTTGAAAAAAGTATTTGACAGTTAGGATATCCATAGTCTGGATATGATCTAAGATGCTCATAGATAGGCATTTTTATAATAAATTGTAAATTACCAAAAAGAGTAACAGGTAATCCTAAACGAAAAGTTTTAAAAGAAAGTGTTTTCATATCTTTTATGACATTTTTAATATTACCACCTTGTACATGGATGACTTGTAAACGATTTTTAAAAACAAAAAGAGGATTACATAACATACTACCTGTATAACTTGCTATAATACTTCTTTGTACTATCCCCCATTCTTTTTGTTTAAGATGATCATAAAGAGGTAAGTAAATTGACCAAAAAAAAGGAGCACTTAAAAGAGTCCCTGGTAATCCTCTATACCAACCTTTTATTCCTTCTTTTTTGAGTACGTCACGAATAGTAAAAAAAACTCCTTTCTTGTACATATTAAAAGCTTGATTACGAGTTCTTAATACGTCTAAAGGAGAAACTACAATACTACTTAGTACTGTAGAAAAAACACTACATACAGCATATTTCATGCTACTAATTAATAATATATTTATTTAAATAAATTTCTTGGCAATTATTAATGGATAGTTCAATGATTATAATAGTAATAGCTTTGTTTATTATCTTTAAAAAAAAAATAAAAATTAACAAGAAAACAAGAGAAAGATTAGTAATTCTTTTTTATACTAATCTTGTCCTTATTTGCGCTTTTAGTTTTTACATAGATGAAAAATATGATGCTAAAAATCCTCAGTAATATTTAATTTTTTAATAACTTGTTGGGCAGCTATTTGTTCAGCTGCTTTTTTACTGTTTGCAGTTCCTTGACCCATGGGTTTGTTGTATACTACAACCTCTATTGTGAAAATTCTTTGATGTGGTGGACCTTCTGTTTTAATTGTGTTATATACAGGCAACTCTTCTCCTTTTGCTTGCATATATCTCAATAAAAGGTCTTTATAATTATCATCTGAAAATAATTGTTCATTTGTTATATTTTCTTTAACAACTCTTAATACAAATGAACGAGCATTTTCTAGTCCAAGGTCCATATATATGGCTCCTACTATAGATTCAAAAGCATCTTCTAGAATCCTAAGATTATTTC